TCCTCGTAAGAACCTAAACATTATCTTGGCTGGTACTGGTGTTGGTAAGTCGTTGGCGATGTGCCATATGGCTGCCCATAACCTATCCTCTGGTCAGAATGTTCTATACATTACGATGGAAATGGCTGAAGAGAAGATTGCTGAAAGAATCGATGCTAATCTTCTAGATGTTACTCTAGATGAGCTTGCTGTCCTTACAAAGGAAGCCTATCAGAAGAAGATTGATAGGTTTAGAAATAAGACTACTGGTAAGCTAATCATTAGAGAGTATCCTACTGCGTCTGCCGGTAGTGCAAACTTTAGACATCTACTAAATGAATTAAGATTGAAGAGAAACTTCAAGCCCGATATCATCTATATCGATTACTTGAATATTTGTAGTTCTTCTAGATTGAAGGCTGGTGCCAATGTCAACTCTTATACCTATGTCAAAGCTATTGCTGAAGAGTTAAGAGGACTTGGAGTAGAGTTTGATGTTCCTATTGTCTCTGCTACCCAGACGAATAGAACTGGATATACAAACACCGATGTTGGCCTAGAAGATACTTCTGAGTCGTTTGGTCTTCCTGCGACTGCTGATATTATGTTCGCTCTGATTGCCACTGAAGAGTTGGATAAGCTGAATCAGATTATGGTTAAGCAGTTGAAGAATCGTTATAGTGATCCAACAAAGTATAAACGATTTGTTGTCGGAGTTGATAAGGCCAAGATGAAATTGTATGATGTAGAGGGTAGTGCTCAGAGTAATATTATGGATGCTCCTGGCTCTAGTTATAGCACCGAATATGAGCCTTCTGTTGTCGCCAAGTTTGGTAAGTTTGACTTTAACTAATAAAATCAATAAGTTACAGTTCCTTATAAATCAAGGGGTTATAACTCCCTGATTCTTAGTGTTGTCTTTCCTACGGATTTCTGTATAGTGGACGCATATGTTGAACACCAAACTTAACGAGAAGTCTGCTCTTGCACGACTACTGGCGACCGAGAACTTGTCTGTTCAGTACTCGGCCAAGTATCCAACCGCGTTCTTCGATCTGAAGAGCCGAACGATTCACATCCCCCTCATCCCAAATCTTGACGAAGATCTTCTTGACCTTTTCGAAGGCCATGAGGTTGGTCACGCTCGTGAGACTCCTGCTGAGGGGTTCCATTCTGCTATCATGGAGAATGGTGAGATGAACGATACGTTGAAGACCTATCTCAACGTGATCGAAGACATCCGCATTGAGCGTAAGATCAAGGCTGAGTATCCTGGCCTCCGTCGATCATTCGCCAATGCGTATAAGAAACTCGTCAACCAGAACTTCTTTGGTGAAAATCTCCAGGCTCGAGTCAACACGATGGACTTCATCGATAAGTTGAATGTCGAGGCGAAGGTTGGTGCCTATGTTCTTGTCGACTTCGATGATGAAGAGAAGACTCTTGTTGAAGAGGCCTACTCGCTCGAGACCTGGGATGAAGTCGTTGCGTTTGCCAAAAAGCTGATTGGTCGCCAGGGCAAGAAGAACAAGAAGCAGGAAGAGGGTGCTGCCAAACCTAACTCTCAAAATAATCCGCTTGATGGCAAGAAGTCAGACTCACCTGCTGGTGAGCGTTCTGATGAGAAAGGCAGCTCACAGGAAGGCGACTCTGAGAGCGAAGAGGACCAGGAGAGCAATTCTTCTGACGACAAGGATGATTCAGACGCCGGTGATAATAGTGAGTCCGTTGCGCCTTCTCAAACTGATCAAACTTTTCGTAAGAAGGAAAGCGAGATGTTTGCAAACGCCAAGAAGAATGATCACTACAACTATGATACTGGCTCTGCTTCAATCACGATTGGTAAATACAATCTTGATAACTATGTGATATCTGCTAGTAAGCTGAGTCCACTTATTGATCTTGGCGCTCGTACAATGTTCAATGAATACATCGAAACTAACAAGAACAAGCGCATTGTTCCTCAGAGACTTCCGTATAGTTCTTACGATCAGTTTACCAACCAAGCGCTGACTGACTATCGTAACGATAACATGGCATATATCAACTTCCTGATTAAGGAATTTGAGATGCGTAAGAACGCTCGTATGTTAAATCGCGGTAAGGTCTCTAAGACTGGTAAGATCGATGTGGCTCGGTTGCATAAGTACCGCCTCTCTGATGACATATTCAAGCGAGTAATGAGCTTCCCTGAAGGCAAGAACCACGGTATGATTATGTACGTGGACCTCTCTGGTTCAATGGCAAACGTCATTGGTGGTGTATTCAACCAGGTTCTTATTCTTTCTGAGTTTTGTAAAAAGGTTAACATTCCTTTCCGCGTTTATGGTTTCTCAGACGGGGAAACCTCATTGCACTTTATTCGCGAGCATATTGTTTCTGGCTTTGCCTTGGAACAAAGCGATTGTAAGCCTGGTGCAATTCAGATCAAGCATAACTTTCACCTGAAAGAGTACATCTCTAGCGAACTCAATGCTCGTGACTATAAGACTGCGTTCAATAACATTTTGATGCTAAAGTGTTACTATGAAGCCTACTGTGGTCTCCACAGACGTGGTAATATTACTGGTGATGCCCAGGCACGTGCCGAGCAGTTGTATTGGAGTCTTGATCTCAAGAAAGTTGGTGAGCAGCTTTCTGCCACTCCGTTGAATGAGGCTATCATCCTCTCCCAACAGATCAGTAATGAGTTTGTAGCCAAGTATAACATCGAGAACATGGTTAACATCTTCTTAACTGATGGTGAAGATGACCATGCTAATAACATTCGCTATCATGGCGAACGTGGTCAGTATGGTATGCGTGATGGGTATATCAATCGTGATTGTAAGACTGCAAGTTTGGTTACCCATCATAGCGGTACTCGGTATGTCGTTAAGCCCGGTGAGTGTCGCGCTGGTTTCTCAACCTACCATATGCTAAAGATCGCTCGTAAAGTAACTGGTGCTCGTTACATTGGCTACTACTTGGCCGATGGCTTATCGTTCCTTTATAATGCAACCAGCCACGACACTAGCGCTAAATCTACTACTCCTGGTGACTGGAAAGCACATCATAGTTTCTTGAAGTCAAAGTATCGTCGAGATAAGTTCTTACATTCGACCACATACGGTTTCAATGACTACTTCTACATCTCAAGTACTGGCACGATCAATGATCACGAGGATGATGATCAGTGGTTTGATTCATTGAGCAAGCGTCATAACGGTAATGTCTCTAATAAGAGCTTGACCAAGGGATTCATCGACAAGCAGACTAAGAGACAGTTGAACCGAATCCTTCTTGTTCACTTTGGTAAGGCTCTCGCTGAGGCAGCCTAACCTATTGATTTCTAAGGGTCTATAACTTGTTGATTCATAACGATTTTACTAAATCACATGAAAACCCAGTTGCCTAGACCCGTAGATTGTTGGATAATGCTCCTACCGTAAAAAGAGGTACATTTGTTATGTCGAAGACTGGATTCTATGACGCTAACGCCAAGCGTCAGTTTGTAGATGATCTGACCGTTCGGTTTGGTCAGACTGTTAGCCGCTCGCAGGTTCTCGAACTTGCTAGCGAAAAAGCATTCCCCATCCCCTATTGGTTCTTGAATGATAAGGGTCGTAATGTTGGTCGAGGTTCTTATTCGACCACTGCTTCTATCTCGAAGCCCTCCAGGCGAGAGAAACTTGGCCCTGTTGACCTTGAGCCATCAATGTTTGCGAATACCCAAGTCGAACCTGATCAGGCTGTTGCAATGGTTGCTACGGTGACTCCAATCAACCGTAAGCAGAACCTTGCCGCTCTTGTAGAGAATCTTATTCCATCGAAGGATGCGACCTACGTTGAGTTTGGTCCGTTCTCTCGTATCGCTAAGATCATCGACTCGAAGATCTTTTATCCTGTCTTCATTACTGGCTTGTCCGGTAACGGTAAGACTCTATCAATCGAACAGGCTTGTGCCAAACTGAAGCGCGAGTGTATCCGTGTTAACATTACGGAAGAGACTGACGAGGATGATCTCGTTGGTGGTAACACTCTCGTTGATGGCTCTATTGTCTATCGTGAAGGTCCTGTCCTAACTGCGATGCGTCGTGGCGCTGTCCTTATCCTGGACGAAGTTGATCTTAACGCTACTAAGATCATGTGCTTGCAGTCGATCATGGAGGGTAAGCCCTACCATATCAAGAAGACTGGTGAGAAGGTCTTTCCTGCTGTCGGCTTCAATATCTTCGCTACTGCTAATACCAAGGGTAAGGGTAGTGATGATGGCCGCTTTATCGGCACAAAGGTAATGAACGAGGCGTTCCTTGAGCGCTTCCCGATTACGTTCGAGCAAGACTATCCGCCTGAGAAGGTTGAGCTGAAGATCCTTAGTCGCAATATGCAAAAGTTCAATTGCGAAGATGTGAAGTTCGCTGAGAACCTTGTCAAGTGGGCTAATGTTATTCGCAAGTCGTTCGCTGACGGTGCTACGAACGAAGTTATCTCTACTCGACGACTTGTTCATATTGTTAGCGCGTTTGCAATCTTCCGTAACCGCATCGAGGCTGTCGAGCTTTGCTTGAACCGCTTTGACCACGAGACTAAGACTTCGTTCTTAGACCTCTACACCAAGGTCGATGCTGACGTTGATCTTAACACTTTCAACGACCCTGTAACATCGGCTAACA